GCAGATATTCAGGTAAAACATGCTCCGGAAAACCAGGTTGTTTTTGGTCTAAATTGACGGCTACAATATCAAATTTAATCGGTGCGCTTTGTTGTAAATTTAATAAAATATCGAGAAGTGTATAACTGTCTTTACCACCAGAAAGACAAACCATCACTTTATCACCATCTTCAATCATACCGAAATCAGCAATTGCATTACCTACATTACGGCGAAGACGTTTTTGTAGCTTATTGAAATTATAAGTCTGTTTTTTATCTTGGTTTTGTTCTGTCATATTGATTAACTTATAGCTAATAAAAAAGCCCTGAATAACTTCAGAGCTTATAAATTCTGTGGTGCCTAGGGTCAGTTTCTTTCTATATTGTTTTTAAAGAAGAAATCCTGACTTTGGCGTAATTTTGGCGTAGTTGCTCTAAAAAGGATTGATAAAAATATCCTTGTTTTGAACATTATATCACATAAGAGAAAAGTGCCAATGGTGGGAAATTTGAAAGGCTATTTGATGCGTTTGGCGTTAATTCTACACCAACGGATAACTTCGCCAGCTATCCATCTGGCGTGTGATTTTTCGCTTAGTCTCACGCCTTTTGGGAATGTCGGGTCTTTAACGATTACATTCGCAGTCCGTTGGTATTTGCAGCCAACTAATGCCGCTACATATTCCAATGGAATTAAGTTTTGGCTTTTTTCTGTAAAAGCGGAAACAGCCATCACTTTAATTGCTTCTGACATTTCTTCTTCCGCTTTTTCTGATAGAGTTATTTTATCCATAAAAGCTCCAGTAATAGCTATTATTAATTAAGAGGCTCAATACTGAAATAACTAGCACTTAATACAACGCCTTGATGTATGTATTTAGCGGTAGGGAATATTTGTTTAATAACCGCTCTAGCTTTCTTTTCATTGGCCTGTCCATTAAAAGATATGGACAATATATCGGCACCGCTATGCTTACTATACATAATTGATGCTTTGTCGTTTTTAAAGCCAAGAGTTGGGCCCCAATCAATGTTAAATTCGAACCCATACTTTTCTAGTTTTTCAATAATTTCTTTCTTTTCCATGCTTATTTCCTTTTAAAAGAAAAACCGCCCATAAAGAGCGGTTATAGTGATTTATTTTAGTTAGCCGATAAACGATATAGCAAATGTTCAAAATCGGCTTTATGTGCTTGTTTAAGCGGTTCTATGAGCTTTCTCGCTAGTGGCAAAGATTTATCATAGTAACGCTTGTATTCTGTGTGATGTCCGTAAACTGTCGGACTATATGACGAGCCAATTACTTCTAACGGTTTAACCAGTTTTCCCAGCAACCAATTCATCTGACCGTGCGAGAATAACAAAAGAGTGATGTTTGAGATTTCTTCTTTCGTTAAGTCGAAAGTAAATCTTTCTTCTGCTGGTGGGAGTGCAATAGGTTGTAAGTTCATAATGAACGCCATCGCATTTCCGAATTGGCTTTGTGGAATTTGGTCGTATTTAGCAACCTTGAACGCTTGTTTTAACTGGCGGTAAATTTCTTGCCAGTGTAAACCTGTTCTATGGTGTGCTTGTTGTACCGCTGATTGGATCGCCTGTTGTTGTTCAGGTGTAATGGTATTTGGTAAAAGTGCGGTAGTTTTTCTTACCTCTTTATCTAAAACATCAAGAACCCATTTTCTGAACTCTTTAGCTATTTTGGTGCGAGCAAACATTGCGATTAGGTGTGCGCCACGCAATGAGAAGATACGCACTTTTTGAATACCGCCTGCGGTTGGCATTTCCACAAGTGCGGTCATTTCTGCGGTAAATTCGTCTGCGTTGCGGTCGTAAAGATTGGCAATATCAGCCGATGGATTACGATAACCTAAGCCTTTCCCAATTTCTTTTGTTGTTAGCCAGATTTGATTGTTTTGGTTGATAACCGAAAGAGTAGTATTTTGAAAAGTTAAAGTTGTCATTGTTGAAATCTCTGTACAAGTTTATAAAACTCATCACGAGCATTGCAGTACTGGTGATGAACTAGGCAAGGTCTGCAATAACCGTGTACAGAGTAACGGCAGATCCGAAGATCTCCTCACCTAGCCCATCATTGACAACTTTTAAAGGGTTATTCGATTCGGATCACCCTTTTTAAGTTTTGAAAGGGGCTTGCAATTTGCAAGTACCTTTGATTTGACTAGATTTCGGCTATAAAAAAAGACGCTTTGAGCGTCTATCTTTTCACCGCTCTGTACATTCAGGAATTGCAGTTCCCGACTTTCCGTTGAAAGTGAGAATATCCTAAATGATTGAGCGGTGTATGTCAATAAAAAAGCCAAAGTAGGAATTCCTACTTTACCCTTAATCTCTAGCTCAGATCTTCCTCCTTAATCCAAATACCTTCGCGCATTTTCCCTTTACGGTCTTTTATCTGCTCGTAAGCGTACTTTACACACTCCGAAAAATTTAAACCCTCAAATAACGAAATAATTATTAAATTGATGAAGAATAACTCAATCCACTCTTTATCAACTTCCCAGTCTTGGCTTATCGGGATTGAAATTCCACCTAAATTATGAGCCGCTTCTAGCAACTGTTCCATGGTTGATGAATGTTCATATTTACCATAGCTAAACTCATTAATTATATCTAAGCTGCATAACTCTATATTGTCTAAATCTAATTGTTTAGATAAAACAACGACTACAACAAAACAATCACCAATACTGTCTTTGATTTTCTCTTTGTCGTTTCGTGCGATACCAGCGCAAAGCTCGCCAAATTCTTCCATTAGTTTGATAAATTGTTTCTGTGGAGTAGAGCCTAAAATAAGATTTCTATCTTTCGCCCATTGATCAATTTTCGCAATTAATTCTTTTTCTTTCATATCACACCACCCAGCAAAACGCTTTCCACGCTACACCAAAAAATAATCCTATTCCAGCTCCAGCCATTGCAATGATATAAGCACCAGTCAATAAATAGACTAGCCATTCTATAAATGCTTTCATATTTACTCCATCATACTCTTCATAAAATTAATCCATTTTTGAGCATCTTCTTCTGTACGAAAGCATTGACCTCCCTCTGAAAGGTCATGATCAAAATCATCACAATACCGTTTGCTGTAAACTGTGTTACATCCAAGGTAGAAATACTCTTCATCTTTTCTCGGCTTAAACGGCTTAGGTAAATCTTCAATGCTAATCTTTGGGTCTTGCCACATTCCGATAATGTCATTCGGGTGGTAGCTTTCATGATTGCAAAACCCGTTATCAGTCCAAAAATAAGAGCTATCCTTGATAAATCCATCTTCATCAAAAATTAACCCCTTCAAAGGAAATGCGGAATTACTCCCATCCGAAAAAACGTATTCTTTAGGGATTTTGTAATACACAACACCCTTGCAGCCATTTCTAAGCATTACAGGCTCACCATTTAAAGCCGCATCTAAGTTAAATTCTTTCATTTTCTTTCTCCTCAATTTTCATGAATAGCATCCAATGCGTATTATTCGCTTTTCCCGATTTATGCCCAAGAATTGGAGTTTTATTTAAGATTGAAATAATCTTACTAACTGGCACTTGAGTTTCATTCCACTTAAAAATAAGAGTTCCATAATCGTCTAGCACTCTCATACATTCCTGAAAGCCTTTTAATAACTGATTTTCCCAATCTTTATCTAATCTTCCATATTTTTTTACTAGCCAAGAATTGTCGCCACCTTGTATCAAGTGAGGCGGATCAAATATAACGCACTTAAAAGATTTATCGGGGTACGGCATATCAGTGAAGTCATGGATCACATCAGGCGATACTTCTAAATGTCTAATTTTGTCACGATCCTTAAAACTTAGTTTTTGGTTTCTTATATCGGCAAAAAGCACATTCGGATTGCTCTTATCAAAGTAAAACATTCTTCCGCCACAGCAAGCATCTAGAATTGGTTTCATCTTATCTCCTTAAAACAAAAGGCGCTCACTTGGAACGCCTATTGGATTTGTTAAATATTGATTTACTGCTTTGTAAATATCCACTATTAATTCAAGTGGAATATTCGATCTTTCGTTGTATGATTTTGAGAAGTTTTGAAAGCCGATTTCAGGCTTTAGCTTTTGATTATGTCTTAATCCAAGCCTTATATTGCTTTTGAACCTTGTCGGCTTACGCAGTGGATAGTTATAGCAATGATAGTGAGCCAAGTTATCAAACGGGATTTTAAAATTTAAAATATCGTCTATGTAATACCAAATCTTGCTGCTTGCCGGATTCTCAATTACATAAACTTTCGGATTGTAACGTTTGATAATTTCTATCGTGTTGTAGATACAAAGCTCACCATTAATGCGATTCAAGAAAGAGCGGTCATATTTAAATTGGACTTGCGGTAAATCATAATCCGCACGACTTCTTACTGTGAATTTTGATAACTCACGATTTACTGCACCAGTTTCCTGTTTCCAACTCGCATTACCTCCCCACATTGCGCTTGCAACCGACCAACTCTCACAAGGCGGACTAGCTATAATCAAATCAGGTTTAGGCAGTTTATCAAGCTCATCAAATAGCTTGTTATCACCAAACATACGACTGTAATCAGCTAAATTAAGATTAATAAAATGGTTATTTTTACTCTCAATATCTATGCCGATAGGGTATATTTCGATTGATTGACTTGTCTGATTAAATAGCTCTGCGCCTTGCGTATAGCAACCATTACCACTATCGAATAATGCCCAA